GATACAGATAATTCTAAACATTTTAATTCATTTATAAACCGTCTAGAAGGACATATTATTTTAGAAGTTGCTTCAAGTGGAAATCAATATTTAAAAAATCGAATTAAAATATCTAGACCTGCAAAATATAATTATAATAATGGTTATCTAGATGAAGAATCATGGTTTACATCATTTAAAACTTTAGAATTAGCTGATATTAGTCAAATTGAAGAACGAGAAAATTTCGAATATGATACAGGTAGATTATTAAATTTAAATTTACAAATTACTTATGTATTAAAAATAACTACAAAAGAATATAATTTAGATTTTTTAGCCGACACCATCAAATTACAAGGATAATATTTATAATTATGATGTAATATCAATAAAATATAAACATAAACTTATAAATACAATTATCCCCCCTGATGTCATCATTCTCCCATCTTTAGTTAAAATATCAAATATTTTAATAATTGTATTTTTTATTGTTTCAGTAGATGTTTTATTAATTGTATCTGTAGTTTTGTTATTTGTTAAATCTAAATTATTAATTAAAACATTCTCGAATTTTTCCGAATTATTATTCGAATCTTTTATCACATTTCGAATATCTTGTATCATATCATATATTTTATTTGTATTGTGTTTAAAACTAAAATCATTCTCTATTTTTTTATTTCTATTTATTTCTTGTGCTAAATTAGCAATATTATTTAATTTAGATAAATCTTTTATTTCTTGTTTATTAATTATCTCTTGATATAATCCTAATTGTTTGTCATAATAATCATTTAAATCATTTTTATCATCATTTATTACTGTGCTTAAATTAATATCATCCGGTTGTTCATTTATATTAACATCCGTAACTAAATCTTGACAATTTTTAATTTCAACTTCATTTGATTGACATTTATGTATTTTCATAGCATAATCTATAATATCCAACATCAAACTATTTACAAAACCAAATTTTTTATTAACATTTTTATTAACTTCTCTTTCATCACTTTGATTACTTTCATTCAATTGGTTATTATTCAATTGGTTATCATTCAATTGGTTATTAGTAGGATTATATAAACATTTTAATTGATTTTTAATAGTTGTTAATTCTTGATATTTAAGTTTAATTTCTGAACATCTAGAAGGTTCATCTAGACTTGTTATGTTTGGACAATTTTGTTGATCACATGCGATATATTTTTCAATATAATTTCGGAATGAACTATTATTATAAACACAAAATCTAGCAATAGGTAATAATTGTTCAATATTGGGATTTTTTAAGAATATTGATAAATGTTCTTCTAGAGTTGATATGTAAATTTTTATAGGTTCTAAAAATGTATGATATAAATTTGTATTAAAATAAAATTTATATAAGGGTGGATACTCTTGAACTTTTTGAACTTTAAATATAGCTGGTAAAACTGATTGTCCCATTTTAGTTGTTTCAATTAAAATATCTTGAAAATTATTCATACTCCAATGAGACCCTAATTTACGGGATTTTTGAAAATGATTATCCAAATATAAATCACGTATATCTTTATATTGATAAAACAACATATATGATAAGAAATCATCGAATATATTAATAACTCGACTATTTAAATAAATTATTATAGTTTCTAATAAATTATATTGTATTTCTTGTCTGATTTGTTTTTGGGATATATATTGATTAATTTTATTAATCCAATTTAATTCTCGATTGCGTCCGGTGTCTGTTGGATTAAAACCGAATTGTTCAATTAATGTTTGACTCAAATTAAAATAATTTTCACGAATCATTTCTTGTAATTTTAAAAGTAATCTATCCTTTGAGATTTCGGTTCGATTATATATCCATAAATAATTATCTGGTTCAGGTTGTTTATTAAGTTTCTTTGGATATTCTAATATTTGATTATTATTATTCATATTTTCAATATTATTGAGTTCATCAAAAAACTGAATAATTTCTTTTAAATCATGATTTTCACGTTTAACAATGTTTGTATGAAATTTACCAGATAATTGAAATGAATACCAATTCTTTGAAATGGATTTCCAATAAAATAAATTATCACGGGAATTAAATAAAATTGTTTGAATTGGTGTATTTATGATTTGAATTTTATTACGAAATTGTTCTCCAATATAATAATTTGTATTCCAAAATTCTTGAAGATTTGATTCTGATAATGATACTAATTTAAATCCATATATTTCAATAAAAAATTTAATCATATCTGTAAAAAGAGTTTTTTCTAGATACAAATATTTTCTTAAATAATAATGTTTTCTAAAACTATTTAATTGATTATTTTCTATTTGTCTATCTTGATAAATTCTAGATGGTTCAATTTTTTGACTTGATAAAGCTAAATCAATTATTTCTTGGTAATTATTATTTTTTTGTATTGTAAAATAAATATCACGTAAATCTAAAAATCTCTGGACTCTTTCTAAATCACTTCCATCTATAATCGGTTTAACATTTAATTTGACTTTTTCTCTATTCTGTTTAATTAATTCTTCAAATGAAAATATATTATTATTTATAATTATTTGATTCGCAAATTTAACATCATCTAATAATAATCCTAATAATTTAACAAATTCCTTTCTAGACACTGTTTCATCTTCTTCACGATTATCAGATTTATTTTGAAATCCTTCCTTTTTGTTTCTTCTGTATTTTTGTATAGATTTTATAATTAATATTACAATAATTACAATTATAATTATATTTACAATTTTTAATAATGTGTATTCCATTTCTTTTTTTGTAAGATATTTTTTTCAAACATATTTTATTATCTAGATTTTATAATAAAATTAAAATAAAAAAATAAAAAATAACATTTAAAATAAAAAATTAAAATATAGTAATCATAATAAATGAATTATGCTCCATTTGATGAAGTTAATCCAATCATAAATAATTTTCAAAATGGTAGAGTTATTGTAGATCCAAATGAAAATTATAAAGCTTATAATATGTATCTAGACGAAGATAAACCTCAAAAATGTTTTCAAGATAGTTTAAAGGGTGTTCTTGAATCAACATCAGTATCAGAATCATTTTTTTCAAAAGAAAATATAGAATTAATTCAACAAAAATTAATTGAATCGGTTTATTTAAAATCAAATCGTCAATTTCGTATTTCTAGACAATCCGACCAAAATTTACAAATTATTATGCGTTCCATTTATTTTCAATATGCTAAAAATTTACCATGTCGCATTAAAGAACAAGTTATTGAATTAAATGATATTGTTATTGAAGAATGTAGTAATATTATAATCCCTAATATAAAACTACATATGACATATCGACAAGATATTAGTCAATTACCAAAGACCTTAGATCACGCAAAAAATGTTAGTTCAAAAGGAACAAAAACACTTTCAAGTAAAATTGGATTTTAGATTAATTAATATATAAATGACGCATATCATCATGATTATCTAAATTATCTTGTTCCTTATATTTATTAATTAATGAAGTATGATTCTTAGTGTGTGATAATTTTGAAGAATCAATTGATAATAATTCTAGTGTTTTATTAATTTTTTCTAAATTATCTAGAATATTATGATTATTTACATTTTGATTATTTACATTTTGATTATTTACATTTTGATTATTTATTTCTAGATTATTTATTTCTTGATAATTATTATTATTAAGTTTGCGTCTTTTACGTTTTCGCATATCTTCTAGATCATAATCAATATTTTCATGTTTCATCTTATGTATTTCTTTTGATAATTGAATATTAATAAGATTATCTAGACTATTTGATAATTTATCAATGCGTTTTATTAAAATTTCAAACAAATCATCTTTACAAGACATATTTTATTTAACTTATAGTTATAATCTTTTTGATATTAGTTATTATAAATAACAATTTTAAAATCAATTTTTTATTTTAAATATATTCGTTTTACTTTTAAAAATAAAATCTGATTTAACTAAAAATAAATGAATAGTTCTGATGAATATGATTCTGAAACTGAACAACAACCAATCCGTTTAGATGCGTTTATATCAATTGGTGGAAAAAAAAATATAAAGACAACTTCTCCAGAAACAATTAAAAATCAAAATAACGAAAATCAACCTAAGACAATTAAACAAATGAAAGACATTATTATTGAACGTGCTAAAAATCTAGAAAAAGATGAATATATTGAAATATTCAAAATTCTTAAGAAAAATTGTGAAAATTATACACAAAATAGTAATGGTATATTTGTTGCTCTAAATTCAATAAGTCCAGAAACACTTAAAGAAATTTATGATTTCATTGAATATCGTTTAGAAAATAAAAAAGTATTATCTGAAAGAACTGATAAAAATAATGCTATTTTTAATAGTTTTCTAAAGCAAATTACAACATAAAACTAATTTCTAAAAATAAATCGATAATCAATTTTATTGTATTTAACAAATTGTAAAGTGATTACAAAAAGTATAATTATAAATAAAAAAATTGATTGTAGTTTAAGATTATTTCTAATATTGAATACATAAATAAATATGAGTTCATTAATAGATATTGGAATTGAATTAACAAAATGCCCAAAACCGCCAGTTTCATTGATTGGTATTGATTCTGTTTTTGAAGAGTCCCCTAATTTTTTTGAGAAATATCGTGAAACATTACGTGAAAGAATACATAATTATATTGATCCTAATTTAGACCATAATTTGGAAAAAGAAAAACAAATTATACAAGAAATTGAAGAACATAATAATAATAATAATGTAAACACAAACATAAATACAACACAACGAAATGAAAATCGAATGTTAATATATAATGATAATGAAGTATTTAATATTCCATCAGTTATTAAATTAAGTAATTCAAATGATTATGCTTTAATTGGAATGTCAAAAAATGATAGTTTTCTGTCATCTGTTCTTTATGTTTTAGATACAAATTTTAGATTAGAATCGAAAAATCAACGAAAAAACACTATAAAACAAAATAAGATTGATATGGCTGTTAAAATTGGTGATTATTTTAAACGACAATCTGAATTGAAAAAATATAAAACTGACCGTATTGAAATTAAAACTAAATTAATAAATGATAATGATATTGATTTTGATTTATCACTTCAACTTTTAATTTCCAGACATTTTAATGTAAATATCCTTGTCATTAATCTAGATAAAAAAACTATTGAAATAACAGGTGATTTCGACATTTCAAATCCGAAAGAATGTGTATTAACTGTTTATGATTCATCATTAATGGTATATTTACCTATATTTTCAATTAAAACTAAATCAACATTTAATTATTCTCAAATTAAAGAATTAGAAGATGATTATGTTATCAATTATCCAAAAGAAAAAACAAAAAAAGACACTAAAATAGACACTAAAATAGATAATAAAATAGATAATAAAATAGATAATAATACATATGAAGATAATCAACACAATCAAGAAGTTAATAATATTCTTAAAGATATGGAATCATCCTCATCATCATCTTCAATTACAAAAGAAGAAAATCAACAAAAAATAAAAGAAATTGATAAAATGATTGAACATCTTGACCCTGTAAAACAGTTTATGGCTAATAAAAAAGCTGAAAATGATGAAAAAACCGCATTAAAACAAAAAATAAAAGCAGATAAAGAAGCTGTAAAACAAAATAAAAAAAATATAATTGAACAAAAAAAATTAAAAAAAAAAGATGATGATAATCAATTATTACCCATGACAAAATACACACTTGAACAATTACAAACATTAGCACAGACTTTAGGAATTAATATTAAAAATCCAGATGGAAAAACTAATAAAACAAAAATTATTTTATATAATGAAATATCTAAAGTAAAAAAAAATTGATTTAAAAAAGAAATTCTATTAAAAAAGAAATTCTATTAAAAAAGAAATTCTAAAATATATTAACATAAATATGGGTGGTATTATATCTCAAAGTTTATCATCATATGAAATTCAAAATTATCTAAAATTATATTATCAGAATCTTACATTATTACCTGAACATAAAATAAGAGGTAATAAACATTTAATTTGTAATAAATGTCATTCAACAAATCTTACAATTACAAAAACAAATCTTGAATGGAAATGTAATTTTTGTGATAATCGAATGGATACAATAATTAACAAACCATCTATTGTTCATCCATTTCACACAAGCTCTTCTATAATGTCGACCATACCAAAAATTTATCTTTATTTTAGGGACGGATATCCTGATTTGGCTTATGACCCAAACGATTATCAAATAATTAAAAATAATGGGCATCCATTTGACAAAAATATTAATTTTGAATCTTTTCGTGATGAAATGATTTCATGTGTTCCATTTATTAAAGAAAAATATGGTCATTTGGAGGATTTTATTAATGAATATTACCCTGATAATTATATTCATAAAGAAGGATTATAATTCATATTTTAATTTTATATTATATGATATATTAAAAAAAATTGATTTTTTAATACTATTATTAACAAATTATTAACAAATTATTAACAAATAACATAATTTCATAAATGGGTAATATTTTTACATCTCAAAATCATTCATCATTATCTAAAAAAGAATTATTATCTAAAAAAGAATTGAAGAATTATCTAAATTTGTATTATCCACGTATTGATAAATTACCAGAAAATCAACAACTTGGATATAAACATCTTATCTGTAATAAATGTCTATCTTCCAATCTTACAATTATTAAACCAGAACAAGAATGGAAATGTAATTTTTGTGAAACGGTAATGGATAAACCATCTATTATTTCAAATCATTCTACAGAATGTATTATTCCACAATTTTATGCCGAATTTCGTGATAAAGATACTAATTATTATCCTTTTGAGAATCAAATTACAGATTTTGAATCTTTCCGTAATGAGATGATATCAAATGTTTCATATGTAAAACGTAGTTTCTTACCTTATCATAATTATTTAATATTTGAAAAAATTGATGAATATTCACCAGATATATATGAACATAAGGGTGGATTATTTTATGATTTTAAATCTGAATATAAACCAAAAATTATCTTTGAAGGTATTTGTGTTGGTTCCAATGAAAAAGTATCATTTATATTGTAAAAATACTGTTTTACATATACATTTATAAATAAAAAGGAACAACGTTCGATTCTACATAATAAATATAAAAATGTATCAGAAAGGTTAAAAGAATTATCCTAATTGTCTTATTTACATCTAGAACATAATTTATTTATAATAGGAATTATTTACATAATCTCGACATATTATTTTTTTTGTTCATTAGGAGAGGATAAAATAGAACAAACTAAATTAGAACAAACTAAATTAAAACAAACTAAATTAGGAGAGGATAAAAGAGGTAATAAAATATTAATAAAAAAAATATAATAAAAATATAATTAAACAAAATAAAAATATAATTAAACAATATTAAAAATAAACATAAACAAAAATATATTATTATATTATAAAATGGAATTTAACTCTAGAACAAATGAAAAGGGAAGGCTAATTGAAATGATTAATCACGCTCAAAATAATAATAATATGGAATTAGAAGCCTTAATTCATAGTCAAGGATACTTACATAAAATAAATTATGATGATTTTTTAAATTGTATTCGTAGAATTAAAAATCAAAAGGAATTTAAAATGTTAAGACCATCTGAAACATTAAATATTGGATTTCCACATGACACAGATTTCAAAACAATTCGTGTAAGTGTTCTTGGAAGTAGTGGAATTAAAAATTATTGTTCAAGTAATAGTCTAAGAGATTTGGGTTCAAATTTACAATTTGTTCTTAAAAAACCAGTTTATATTAATGGTAAATATGGAAAATTAGATTTAGAAGATTATAATATCAGAATAAACATTAAAGAAGAAGTTGATATCACATTTGATGAAACAAGTAATGATAAATTAAAAGTTGAAAAATTAAAACAACAATGGATGGAAGTACCGAAAAATTTCAGATACAAAAAAACCTATTCTTATTTATCAAGTGATAATCTTTTTAGATGTGATTATTCAATAATTAAAAAAAGTAAAGTAAATGAAGAAATGATTACATTAGGGGAAATTAAGAAACGTAATTTACAAGAATTCATAGTAAAACCTAAAAATTTTATGGGTTCATTGAATGATTTTTGGAATATGGTTAAAAATGATAATTATAATCGTAAAATAATGGTTTATGGACAACCTAAATATTTTCAATTACTTGAAAATTCCGGAACTTTAGAAGCTGAACCAGAATACGAAATTGAAGTCGAATTTATTGGACAAAAATCAAATAATGGAATTAAATTTAGTGATTTGGAAATTCTTAATCGTTTTATTGAAACTAAAGGAATAATTCTCCAAGCTTTACAAAGAAGTTTCTTTTTATTAGGTGAAAAAGAAAGAATTGCGGTTATTAAAGATTATCAAAAATTAACTGGTGTCAAAGGACATAACATTTTCAAAGGACCATTATTATTAACATTAGAATCATATAATCTTGAACAAATGACGAATAGACATTACAATAATCCATATCTAGATAATATCCGTAAAAACTATGTTGTCAGTGAAAAAGCAGATGGAGATCGAAATTTTCTCTTTATTGATAGTCGGGGTGAATTATATATGATTAATCGAACAAATTTAATACGTAAAATAGGTATGAAAATTCAAGAATTAAGTAATTCCATTTTTGATGGTGAATATATAACTAAAGACGCAAATGGAAAAAATACAAATCTAATTATGCTTTTCGATGCTTATTTTATGAATGGTAATCCAGTTTGGAAATCAAATTTTAATGTTAGATATGGTGTTCTTTCACAAGCTGTTTCTTTATTTAATTCATTAGATCTTAAAAAATTTGAGTATCCATTAATGATTAATCGTAAAACATTCTTACAAGGAGATACAATTATAAATACAAAAGAATTGGATATATCTAGTAATGATACAATGATATTTGAGGCGTCGGGGAAAATTTTAAATAAAATTAATGTTAAATATGGTGGATTATTAGATATTGGACATCAATTTTCATATGCGACTGATGGATTAGTTTTTACACCTATAAATTTAGCTGTTGGACAGAATTTTGTTGGTGAAAAGATAACAGATTTCAGTAATGCTCAATTTTGGAAGAAAAATTTTAAATGGAAACCACCAACTCATAATTCAATTGATTTTTCTGTATCAATCTATCGACAAGCTGGAACAAATGAAATGACTGAAGAATATTATAATGGGATTAAATATCGTCAAGTTCATCTTAAAATTAGTTATAATCCTGATTTTCATAATCCATATAATTCACAACGTGTTATTAATGAAAATTTACGATTTGCCGATGGAAATAATTTAACTAATTTTTCAACTAATTATCCATTTGTTGGGTATATTGATTCATCAAATAGTTTAGTTGAACAATTATATATCGCATCTTTTCCATTAGATAATAACGGAAATATGATAACATCACATGGAGAAATTATTATGGAAGGAGAAGTTGTTGAATGTATATATAATTTAAATGAAGATGAACCACGTTTCAGATGGAAACCATATATACTCAGAACTGGAAAAAAAGCAAATGGATATCATACCGCGATAAATATTCTTCGAAGTATTTATAAACCCATAACAATTGATATGATTATTACTGGTAATAATCTCCCAGAAAATGATATATATTATCATTCTTCGGGTTCTGTCAAAACTGAATATTATTCTAATGAAATGAAATTATTTCATAACTTTGTTAAAACACGATTAATTACACATGTTTCAAAAGAATTTAATAAACCATCACTTATTGATTTTGGATGTGGTAAATTGGGTGATTTTCATAAATGGAGACGTGCGAATATACAAACTGTTATTGGATTAGATGTATCACATGATAATATTGATAATCCATTAGATGGTGCCGGAAAACGTGTTTTAGATGTATTGGAAAAAGACCCTAACGCTAAAAAATTAGTTAATAATTTATTATTAATTAAGGCTGATTGTAGTCGTAATTTATCAACTGGAGAAGCTGGTCTAGATGAATTAAATCAATATTATTTAAAAATATTATATGGATTAATTGATGTTGTTGATTATAGTAAATTAGGGAGAATGTCTGGTATTGGAATTAATAAATTCAATATGGTTTCGTCTATGTTTACCATACATTATTTCTTTAAAAATATGGAAACATTAAATGGATTTATTACTAATATTTATCAAAATTTAAAAAATAATGGTATTTTTTTTGGTTGTATGATTGATGGTTCTAGTGTTTATGAAACTTTAGGTAAAAATGATGAAATCGGTGAATATCAAGAAGAAGATAAATCACGCTTAATCTGGAGAATTCGTAAAAATTATGATAATAAAAATGGATTTCCCGCTAATGAATCTTCAGTTGGAAAAGAAATTAAAGTTGATTTCGAATCAATTACACACACAAGTGTTGAATATTTAGTTAATTTTAAATATTTGGTTAAATTACTTGATGAATATGGTATTACCCTTGTTGATTCTAAGATGTTTCACGAATCACCAAATTCATTTTTAGATGAATTTTATGTTGATAATCCAGAAGCAGGAAAAATATTAAGAAAAAAGAAAGATTTATTAAAATATAGTTTATTTCATCGATGGTTTATATTTAGAAAAACCAATTTTGATAATAATGATGATTTTTCAGAATTACAACAAAATGAATCTGATGTAGATTTAGAAAATAATCCAAAGATTGATTCCATGGGACGTGATGAAGATGACATTGTTTTTGATGTTAAATCTATTAAAATTCCAAATACAGTTAATGAAGATGAATCATTAGAATTCCCAAATACAAATATTGAAAAATAAATATTAAAAATTATTCAAATATTATTCCTAAATACTCTAGAATACGCTTACTTAAAACTTTCCCTATCTTCCGTTCTTTATTATTTTCAATCGTCATTTTTAATTCGCTTAACATATTAATTTTATTTATATCTTTTTCTTCTTGACTAACTTGATTTATTAAATTAACTATTGTTTTGTATTTTTCAATTATAATTGTCGCCACTTTACGACTACACCCCGGAATCTGTGATAATTGTAATATTGAACACATTCTAGGTGTCATGTTATCTTTTTTTCTTAATTTTATAGATTCCAAATATCTCTGTTCGATATCACTTTTTTCTAAATTACTATTTTCTAAACTATTGTTTTCTAAATTATTGTTTTCTAAATTATTGTTTTCTAAATTATTGTTTTCTAAATTATTATTTTCTAGATTGTTGTTTTCTAAATTATTGTTTTCTAGATTGTTGTTTTCTAGATTATTTTTATGTAAATATAAATCACCGATTATTTTAGATGGTTCAGATAATAATTTAGATTCCAATCTACTAATAAAATGTATTGTTTCATTTATTGATAATGTTCTGAAAACATGATATTTATCTCTTAACATAGTATTTATAACCATACCATAATAAAGTTTAATATTCGCATTTGTGTGATTAATTGTATTAATATCACCTTCTAATAAATATATAACTCTATGAGGTGATATATTTTGTGATTGTATTCTTATTTTTTGTTCTCTATATCTTCCATCACCGATTGATGCGATTAAATCTGTTAATGTTTTTCTTTCGATTAATAAATATAATCGGTTATCATACATAACTTTTATATCACCAATTGGTAAATTTTCATATTGTATTGTCTTTGATTGTGGAAATGCTTTTTTTAATTCCATTTCACGATTATCAATAATTATTTTTAACATCAATATTTTTTTATTATTTTATCTAATCTATATTATATTTTGTTTTAATTAATAAATCATCTAGAAGTTCTTTAGCTTTGAGACGATATGGGATTTTTGATAACATATTTTTTACAATAAAATCATGTATTTTTTCAGTTTCATTATGTTTAATTCCCTTATAACTTAAATTTGTATGGTCAAATTCAATTACTACAGGATTAATACCAACTTGATAACGATTAATCATTTTCCAAAATAAAACACCTAGCAAATATATGTCATATTTTTTAGCTAAATAAAGATATGCTATATTATTATTATTGTCAATATCATTGTTTTCATCTTTAATTAGTTTTTCAATTTTCTCTAATAATTGTTTTTTATAAATATCTTCTAATGGAGATACTTTTGGAGAACATATTTGATTATGTATTTTCTTATCCTTTTCAGATAAGTAATTTCCACATGAATACTGAAAATCTGTAAAAATTATTGATATTTTTTGATTATCTTCAATTTTAATTAATATATTTTCAAAATCAAAATTTTGATGAACAACTTCTTTTTTATGTATATATGTTAAAGCATATAATATTTGTGTTATAATTTTAATAATTACATCCAAATATTTATCTGGATTTAAATCTTTAATTTTCTCAAAATATTCTCCTAAACTTTCTTCTTGATTAAATTGATGAACCATTATAATATTATCTTGTGTTATACCATAATCTAAACACTGACGAACATATTTGCGACTACTTTGAAATTGACTTAAATAATTTAGAAAAGCAATCTGTGAAAATGAATCATTATCCAATTTATTTACTGGTCTAATTTGAATAACAAATTTTTTAGAATTATTATTAACATCATTTGCTAGATAATTTCGATTATTATCTTTTGTTCCAAGATACTTTTCAATCATATATTTTTTTTTTAAACTATTATAAATCTGTTCTTGAATATTTTGATACATATTTTGATTTTCCATCTTACTTTAAACCAATAAAAAAACCTAAATAAACAAAAAATAACATCTAAATTAATAATCATAATATTCTTGATATTTGAATTTTGGAAGTATTGAACCAACATTTGTTTGTGATACATCTCTTTCATATATAGCCATTTTACCACTTTTGTCTAATTCAAGAACATTAGTTCCAATTCCATTTAATATTACAGCGGAAGGTAATTGATATTTTTGAGGAACACATACTGGCGTTCTAGGTTGTGGGACATCCCATTCCTTTGGTGGTATTAATTGATAGCCCGGATAGAAATCTTTTGGTTTGAGTTTTTTATTTTCTTTATCGTCTTCTAAAATAGTATATTGAACTAAACTGTTCTTTTTCTCTTGAAATTTACTTAAATGTTGATTATCAATCATTGTATTCCATGGGTCTTGTTCAATATTATTTTGAGATTCTTCATTTGTACGCCAATTTTTATATTTATTAATTACATTATTTGTATTCACTATTTTACTTAATTCTTCATCCGATAAATTAACTTCAAATTCCTTATTATCTTTTTTAGGTGAAGCATAAAACGAACCAATCTTATTATTTCCTAACCTTATCGTAATTTTAGGTCTAAAAATATTTACCTTTTCATCTTCACCGAAATTTTCTTTATGATCATCTTCTTTTTCTTTTTGATTATTATTTGATTCTTCCAATGATGCTTCTTCTTCCATTTCTAGAGGTGTTGTTGCTTCAAATGGTTCAGTATTATCTTCTGTAGGTTCTGTTAAGTATCCAATTAAACCAGCAATTAAAATTATAACTATAAAATAATATACAATTCGTGGAAACATTTATTTTAATTTTATGATATATTTTATTTTTACAATATTTTTGAAAAATATTATGAATCATATAACAATGTAAAAAATTAAAATACAAACTATCAAATTTATAATATTAACGAATTACAATTGGATTTGTATTAAATGAAACTTTTTTAACTTTCTTTTTATTAAATAATTCGGGATAATCTTTATGTAAATTTTTAACCATACATATTTCTTCATTGTAATTCGTAAATACATCATCTTTCGGGTTTTCTTCTAAAAACTTTTTACATGTTTCTTGATTATATATATTATACATTTTATCACTACAATCACGATATTTAGAAATTGCTTCAGCATATTTTCTTTTACACATCCATTGATATGGTAAAATTGGTAATTTATCTCTACCACCCAAAGGATCCCTATTTCGTCGTGGTTTTAATGGTGGAAATTTATTTGATAAATTTTTATTATGATATTCTAAATATTTATCATATGAATCGAAAATTAACGGATTATTTACATAATCAATTTTATGATGACCATTAAACAAAAAATATTTACCATCACCAATGAATAAATTATAATAATAATCAGCTGGAATGGGTGACATGAAATTTTCCCGATATATATCTTTTTCTGGATAATATGATATTACAAAAAATATAACCAATATTATTATGAAACCTATTATCAACTCTCTAGATTTATTATTTATAATAAACATTATTTAATTTTTCTATTTATTTTTCTATTTTAATTTTATAATTAGATATTTAGTAAATATATATTTCTTTTCAATATTTCTTTTCAATATTTCTTTTCAATATTTCTTTTGTCTTTTAGTCTAACTTCAGCATAACCACTTTTTTTTGACGTATCTAATCTTGTTAATTCGGGATATTTGTCAGCTAGATATTTAGATGATTTTAAAGCTTCCTCTTTACGATTCTTACCTTCAAACTGCATCCCACCAGAATTACGATAATATGATGTTTTAACAACTAAATTATTTAATCTTAAAACTGCTCCATCTTGAAGATAATATTGGATAGTTCTCTCAACATCTTCTTTTTCATTAATTGTGTTTTCTAGATGTTTGTTATGTTGATTAATAAATCCAAAAAAAGGTCCCGTTATTAATTTTAAATCAGTTGAAATCCTATTTGACATAAAATACGGATTATTTATTGGATACACACCCCATAAATTAATTTTATTCTTAATCGCCAATTCAAAAGTTTTTTCAATCATATTTTCAAAATTCTGTATAGGTTTAAGTATATATTTCTTTCTAATACTTGGACTCTCTCTTTTAAAAAAATTTTTTTTTACTTTTGTTTTTATTATTCTTTTTTCCGTAATTTCTTGAATATCTTCATGTCTAGAATCAACTAAATAATTTATTTCTTCAACATCATCATCCATCGATAATATTTTTGTTCCCTCTGGAAAATAATTTCTAATGAAATTCCTCTGATTGGCTAATCCCAATTCCCCAATAATTATATTATATTTATTGTCAGTTTTATTGTCAGTTTTATTGTCAATGTATAATTTATTTTCATAAAGTTTCTTTTCTTCTTGATTGGCAACAAATATATATATTCTATTGTTTGGAAAATTATATTTTCTTAGTACATTTAATGATTTTTTACCAATTGTATCTGCTCTTTTATATGATGGAATCACAACAATAAATTTCATTTATTCTTTGATTTATTTAATTATTATTTTAAAAGTTAAAAAATTATAAATTAATTTTTATATAACATTTTTAGAATCCCCCAATTTCAAGTGGTCTTCGCATAAAATCATGTTCAATAGTTGATTGATTCCATGGACATACTTTAACTTGTGGATTTGGAGGTTCTGAACGTAATTGAAGATTAGCATTACGAAGAGTTGAACCAACAGTATTAATACCAACATGGAAACCCGCTGTTAAAAAATTAGACCCAGTTAATGAACCTTGACCAGATGGATTAATTTGTGCGTATTTACTATCAGCATCTTTAGGTAATAAATCAGATGAACTTAAAACATCTTTCGGAAAACATTGATTTGGAAGATATTGACCACCAACATTACTAACTTCATTTAAATCACCAATTGGTTTCGGTTGTTCATTATCTGTATCACTTGGTTGAGGAACATTTTCATTAACAGTTTCATTTATATTAACTGTTTCATTAACATTAACATTTTCATTAACATTAACTGTATTTTCATCACTCATCATTTGACCAGATGTATGATCACCAACTGGAGATGTGGAATCAAAATCATAGAAACCTTCTCCATTATTATTATTATTATTATCATAATAATAAGTTTTGACTAAATAAAGAAGAAGCATAGCAACCGCAACAATAGCAACAATTTGGACTAAATCTGAATTACCCATAAGGTTTTTAAAATTAAACATTTATTAAGTGATTATTAAAGTCTTTAGAATTTAATATCTACCGAGAAAATTATTTTTTAAAAAAACAAACAAAATAATTAAATAAAAATAATTACATAATCTAGAATGTAATCCTAAAAATATTACAAATTTGATGTTTGACGCAATTTTTGAACTAATTTTCCAACATTTGATTTAAGTTTTAATATTTGATTTACTTTTTCTTCTGATTGCGTTTTCATATAATTTATCTCTTCAAGTGCCTTTTCTAAGGAATCTTGATTTTCTGTAAGTTCCCTAATTATTTCATCGTTTATTTTACTATTATTCGAAATCGGAAACTCTTCTAAATCCGTTAAATCTAAATTATCTAAATAATCAATGTCAACTTGATAATATTTACTATTTTGATTTACTTGTTTTTCATTTTCTAGATTGTTGTTTTTAATTACATTTTCCTCTTCTCTATTTAGTTCCTCTTCTCTATTTAGTTCCTCTTCTCTATTTAGTTCCTCTTCTCTATTTAGTTCCTCTTCTCTATTTAGTTCCTCTTCTCTATTTAGTTCCTCTTCTCTATT